GTTGACAAGGTGGCACAAGATACAAAAGACATGGTGGATGCATTTATTGCAGCCAAGGGTGCTTTTGCTGTGTTGGAATGGATTGCTAAGACAGTTAAGTTGTTGTTGATTGTTGGTGCATTCTTTGGTGCTATATGGCTTGCTGTAGAAAATAAACTGCATCAATAATGAAAAAGCTTATACTAGTAATGCTCTTTGCTGTATTACTAGTATCAGCACAACCTAAGTTATATCTGTTAACTGACTTTTATGGTTTAAGTAACATACATGAACCTACTCTTAGGCACATAGAACTATCTCGTTGGTTAACTACTAATGGCGATAGTTGTACTGCAGAACAACTTGTTACGTTATGGAATAACTTAGCAATGTGGGCTGGTGTAGCAGATAGCAGTGAAGTTAGAGCTAAAGTTCTATATTATTATGCTAGGGCTGTTGAAAGGGAAAAGAAATGATTACCTTAGATAAATGGTATCCATTAATTGAACCTAAACAAGGCGTAGTTACAGTGGCCTTTGAGAAGGCTGTTGAAAAGCAACAAGAAGAATATAGACTAGCAGTAGAAGCAAATAAAATTGAAAAAGCTACTCTTGAGTTAGAACTTGAATTGTACAATAAACGTGCTCATCAAAATACGATTGAGTTAGAAAGTAGTTACAACTACCGACGTTTTCAAATATTTATATAAGGATAGTTATGTTAGCACTAGATGCACTGTTGAATGTAGGTACTAAACTCATTGATAAACTTATTCCTGATCCAGAAGCTAAAGCCAAAGCACAACTTGACTTAACTAAGATGGCGCAAGATGGTGAATTAACTAAATTAGCTAATGAAACCAAGCTTTATGAAGTAGAGCAAGAGAATGTGACTAGACGAGCAGAAGCAGATATGTCTAGTGATTCGTGGATGAGTAAAAACATTCGCCCACTAACATTAGTGTTTTTACTTGTAGCCTATTCAGGCTTTGCCATTGCATCTATCTTTGAATACGAAACTCGTGGTGCATATGTAGAATTGCTCGGGCAATGGGGCATGTTAGTTATGTCCTTTTATTTTGGTGGTAGAACAATGGAAAAGATTGCAGACAGGGTTAAGAAATGAAACTATCGCACAACTTCTCACTAGACGAACTAACTAAATCTGAAACAGCTATTCGTCGTAACATTGACAACAGCCCTACACAAAGTGTTATTAGTAATTTGCAAGCATTAGTTAATAATGTGTTGCAACCTGTAAGAGATAAGTTTGGCCCACTTGTTATTAGTAGCGGTTATCGTTCACCACAACTTAATACAGCAATTGGTGGTAGTAGTCGTAGCGATCATTGTTTAGGTATGGCTGCTGATATTCAAGCACCCGGACTAGATAATAAACAACTTGCTATATACATTAAAAACAATTTTAAATATACACAACTTATTCTAGAGTTTTATACAGAAGGTCAACCGCATAGTGGTTGGGTACATGTAAGTTACGATGAGAACGATTTGAAGTGCGAAGTGCTTACTGCTACTAAGCAAGATGGTAAAACAGTTTATTTAAAAGGAATTTGATATGCCCATGACCTCTGGTAAAAGTCAGAAAAGTATTTCTGCAAACATTAAAGCAGAAATGAAATCAGGTAAATCACAGAAGCAAGCAGTTGCCATTGCTATGAGCAAAGCTGGTAGAGAAAAACCTAAACGTGGTGAAAGAACAGCTAAGAACAAGGCTAAAAAATGAACCTTGTATACGTCATTTGGGAAGATGCTTCTGAACTTGACGTAACTGCTTGGGCTGAACATGAAGAGGATTTTCAATATTCTCCTGTGTTATGTAAACAAGTTGGATTTGTTTTATATGATGGCCCAGAAGGATTAGTTATTACTAACGGTGTTATTGCAGATGGAGCAGTTGCAAGACGCAATCAAATACCGAGAGGTATGATTAGGAGAATAGAATGGTTGACAGAACCAAGTTCCTTGACGGAAGTGGAAAACGAGTAATACTGCAGTTGTTTAAAGAGTTTGCTCGCCCAGACGTTAAGTTTAAACCTGTGTACACATTAAAAGATTGGAAAGATGTCTTCTTAGATTGTCGTGATCCATCTGAATATCAACCTGCCCAATTGCTTCTAGGTGATTGGGAACACTGGCTTGAAGTACGCAACCATGCCCTAATCAAACCACACGTAGACAAATGGCAAGCAGAACTAGAAGTTAAACTCCGGTCTGAAGCCATACAACAAATGAAGAGTCATGCTAAACAACCCGGTGGCACTGCTGCTGCCAAGTGGTTGGCTGATAAAGGATATGCTGCAGAAGGCGTTAAAAAAGCCGTAGGACGACCTAAAAAGGAAGAGGTGGAGCTACCCCCTTTACCTAGTCGAATTGCAGGTGATATGGCTCGTTTAGGTATTGTAATTGGAGGTCGTAAATGACTATTAATACACAGGCTAAATGGAATGCCTTGCGAGGTTTAAGTTACACAGGCACACAAGAGGATATGGAACTATCCTTTTATTTAGCCAATGGTGCTACGAGTTATTCTTTGCGTGATGCTGAAGATCAATTTTTAGTGGGTAAGGGTTACACTACAGGTGCAATCGAAGATAAGTGGAAAGCATATCTTGTAACCTTTGGTTATACTGGTGCAGTGGACGACATGATTGTTCAGTTCTGGAATGACATTGGTGCTGCTATTGCTAACAATTTGTTGCTAGAAACTGGTGATGATATTCTTCTAGAAACTGGTGAATACCTATTGTTGGAGAGTTAATATGCCCTTTATGACTAACGGTAAGCGTGATTATAAAAAACAATACGAAAAGTACGACGGTAAAGAAGATGTTAAAAAAGACAGAGCTAAACGTAATGGTGCTCGTCGTATGCTTGAACGTGAAGGTAGAGTGAGTAAGGGTGATGGTAAAGATGTAGACCATAAGAAACCCCTTAGCAAAGGTGGCAGTGCTGGTCGTAGTAATTTACGTGTTACTAGTAAGACTGCTAACCGTAGTTTTGCACGTAAGAAGAATGGAGCTATGAAATGAAAGCCAAATCAAAAGTAAATGCTGCTGGTGTTTATACAAAGCCAACTATGCGTAAATCTTTATTTGAAAAAATAAAAGCAGGTACTAAAGGTGGCGATCCGGGAGAATGGTCAGCACGTAAGGCACAATTGTTAGCTAAACAATATAAAGCTAAAGGTGGAGGGTATAAATCGTGAGTAAAACTGCTAAACATTATTTACCTAGTGGTAAAGAATACAAAGGCCCAATTCATAAAATGGGAAGTCAGTTACACACTGGGGCAAAGCATTCTGAAAAAAGTCAAAAACTTAGTCATACACCTCCTAAGAAAAAGAAATGAAAAACCCTCAGCAATCTTTAAAAGAGTGGACAGCACAAAAGTGGCGAACATCCGATGGCAAACCATCTAAAGGTAAGAAACGTTACTTACCTGATGCTGCATGGAATGCGTTATCCCCTGCTGAAAAGGCTGCTACAAATAAAGCCAAGGCTAAAGGAAATGCTAAAGGCAAACAGTTTGTAGCACAACCTAAAAAAATTGCTTCTAAAACATCTAAATATCGTTAAAGGTATATATGGCTAAAGACCCTAGACTAGAACGTGCTGGTGTATCTGGTTTTAATAAACCTAAACGTACACCAAGTCATGCAACTAAAAGCCACGTTGTTGTTGCTAAAGAAGGTGATAAAGTAAAAACCATTCGCTTTGGTCAACAAGGTGTAACTGGTGACAAAGAACCTACTGCACGACAAAAAAGTTTTAAAGCTAGACATGCAAGCAACATTGCCAAAGGCAAGATGAGTGCTGCATATTGGGCAGATAAGGTTAAATGGTAATGACTGAAAAAGAACTAGTAAAGCAAGCGGCAGAGGAAGACTTACTCACGTTTATTCGACTAGTAGCACCTCATCGAGTATTGGGTGCAGTGCACGAAGAATTGTGTGCATGGTGGCAACGTCAAGATGCTAAAGATAATCAACTTGTACTTCTTCCACGAGATCACCAGAAGAGTGCGATGATTGCCTATCGTGTGGCACACCACATTACTAAGCATCCTGAAGCCACTGTGCTGTATGTATCTGCTACAGCTAACTTGGCTGAAAAGCAGTTAAAAGCAGTTAAAGACATTCTATTGTCAGACATCTATCGCTTTTACTGGCCTGAGATGGTTAATGAGTTAGAAGGTAAACGTGAACGTTGGGCTGCTGACGAGATTAGCGTAGATCACCCTAAGCGTAAAGCAGAGGGTATTCGTGATGCAACTATTAAAGCTGCAGGTATTACAGCTAACGTTACAGGGTTGCATTGCTCTGTTGCTGTACTAGATGACGTTGTTGTTCCTGATAATGCCTACACACAAATTGGTCGTGACCAAGTGAGGGCATTCTACTCACAACTATCGTCTATTGAATCTACTGGTGCAAAAGAATGGGCAGTTGGTACTCGTTACCATCCCGGAGATTTGTACAAGGATATGATGGAAATGTCTGAATCATATTACGATGATGTAACAGATGAAGAGATAGAGAACGAAGTATACGAGACATTTGAACGTGTTGTAGAGACTAATGGTGAATTTCTATGGCCTAAACAACGTCGTACAGATGGCAAAACATTTGGTTTTGACCAGAAAGAACTTGCCCGTAAGAAAGCAAAGTATTTGGACATTACGCAGTTTTATGCCCAATACTATAATAATCCCAATGCAGTTGAAACACAACTCATTGATCGTAGTAGATTTAGCTATTATGAAAAGGATAAAATTGAAAACTTTAGCGGTGCTTGGTACTTTGGTGATAAGTTATTGCACGTGTATGCAGCTATGGATTTTGCATACACAGTTAGTAACCATTCAGACTATACAGTTATTGCCGTAGTAGGTATTGACGAAGACAATAACTATTACGTATTAGACATTGACAGATTTAAAACAAATAAGATTTCTGTCATGTATGATAGGGCAGAATCAGTGTTTAGGAAGTGGCGGTTTAAAAAGATGCGTTGTGAAGTGGTAGCTGCACAGCGACTCATTGTTAGCCAGTTTAGAGATTACATGCGTAGTCAAAACATTGTGTTTACAATTGATGAATACAATCCACCTAAGACGATGAACAAAGCAGAACGCATTGCATCTATCTTAGAACCACGTTATAGCAACAATCAGATTTGGCACTACAAAGGTGGTAACTGCCAGATATTAGAAGAAGAACTCATTATGAATAATCCTGAACATGATGACGTTAAAGACGCTTTAGCGGCTTGTGTAGAGATTTGTAAGTCTCCCATCTCTAGTAGAGCATGGGGCAAAAAGTCTAACATTATTGCATTCAATAGTAAGTTTGGTGGCGTAGCCTACTAAGAGGAAAATATGAACGAAAACGTACAAGTAAGTTTTAACGACGATGCATTGGCAAATAAAATTGCTGACATGTGGACTAGGTGGGACACTGCACGATCTGTTTGGAAATCTGACCAACAAGAATTGCGTAACTATTTGTTTGCTACAGATACACGTAAAACTAGTAATAGCAAACTTCCTTGGAAGAACTCTACAGTTACTCCTAAACTTACTCAGATTAGAGACAACCTACATGCCAACTACATGGCTGCGTTGTTTCCATCTGAGAATTGGTTTTTCTGGGAGGCTACAGATAAAGGTGTAGAACTCACTAAAAAGCGTTATGCCATTACAAACTACATGAAACAGAAGTTAAAAGCATCTAACTTTCAGCTTCTTGTTTCTCAACTTGTATATGACTACATTGATTTTGGTAACGTTGTTGTCACTTATGACTACGTTCGTGACACAATTAGCGACAGTACAGGTAATGTCGTAAGCAAATATGTTGGCCCTAAAGCCTACCGTATTAACCCTACTGACCTAGTGTTTAATCCACTGTCTGAGACATTTGACAAGACTCCAGTGGTACGTCGTATGCTTAAGTCATTAGGCGATTTGATGACTGATGTGGAAACTAAACCAGCATTGAATTATAGCAAGAGTGTGCTAGACAAAGCAATGCAGTTCCGTCAAAACTATCGTGATGATCCAGAGTTCAAGAAAGAGTTGAACATGGCTATTGATGGCTTTGGTAGTGCTGATGAGTACCTCGAAAGTGACATGGTTGAGTTGCTGGAGTTTTGGGGTGATATTTATGATCCCGACACGAAGACGCTTTTACGCAACCAGTTAGTTACAATTATCGACAGAAAGTGGGTTTTACGTAAACAAGCTAATCCAATGTGGACAGGTAGCAAACCTATGTACCATTGTGGTTGGAGATTGCGTACAGATAACTTGTGGGCACAAGGGCCACTAGACCAGTTGGTTGGTATGCAATATCGTATTGACCATTTGGAGAACTTGAAGGCTGACGTATTTGACCTTATTGCCTATCCAGTTATGGTGGTTAAAGGCAACACCGTAGAGGAGTTTGAATACGAACCCGGAGCTACTGTGTTCGTTGGTGACGAAGGTGGTTTGGAGTTTATGCGTCCTGATGCTACAGCATTGCAAGCAGACCTCCAGATTAACGAGCTTATGAACCGCATGGAAGAGCTTGCAGGAGCACCGAAACAGGCTATGGGTATACGTACCCCCGGAGAAAAGACTAAATACGAAGTACAGAGCCTAGAGAACGCTGCTGGACGTATCTTCCAAAGCAAGGTAAGTTGGTTTGAACGTAACATTCTAGAACCACTACTTAACGGTATGTTGGCTGAATCTGTGCGTAACTTTGAAGGTGTAGAGCGTATTCGGTCAGTTGATGAGGATTACGGTACTGTATCGTTTGTTGAAGTGACCAAAGATGACCTTATGGCTACTGGTAAAATCTACCCATTAGGTGCTCGTCACTACGGTGAACAGGCTAGATTTGTACAAGAATTGTCACAAACAATGGCTGCTGTACAGGCTATTCCTACTGTTGCTGCCCACATTAGTGGTAAAGCTATTGCCAAGGCATTGGAAGAGAATCTGGGCTGGCAGAACTACCGTATTGTACAAGACAATGCTATGATTTTTGAACAAGCTGAAACACAGAGATTGATGAATCAAGTGGCTGAAGATATACAAACTGAAGCCACAATTAATCCCGAAGGGCCATCTATTGACATGCCACAATAATTGTGGTAATATAATATATATAAATATAATATATAGTATATTATATAATATTAATATATATAAATATGAATAAACTATTATTAAATAATAAACCTAAAGATAGTAGTAATGAAGAGTTTATTAAAGCTTGGAATAATAGTAGTTATACTTTAGAAGCTTTATATAAAACATTACTAGTATTAAAAGAAGAGATTAATAGTATTAAGAAAGATGATTTTGATTGTCCTAACCATTATGCTAAATTGGCATACAATTTAGGACAGATGAAAGCATTTGATTTAATCATCTCAATGTTACCTGATACAGCTAAAAAGTGACATTTTTCAATTAGCCTACTCTAAGGCTACCAATTTTTAAAGGAACTAACGCATGACCAATGCAACAATTTTTAACGGTGAGAACGACAATCCTCCCGCTAATCAGCCAGCAGCGACAACTGATGGATCGCTTTTCACTGCACTTGTAGGTGAAACGCAAAAATACAAAACCCCAGATGATCTAGCTAAAGCATATAACAATGCTGACCAGTTTATCGAAACCTTGAAAGAGGAAAATCGTAAGCTACGTGAGCAAGCTGCTTCTGCTAAAACCATTGATGAGGTTTTGGAACGTATGTCAAAGCAAAGCGGTGCACCAGAGGCCGACAATCCTCCTGTACAGGGTATCACCCCTGATGTTGTGCAACAGCTTGTAGAGAAGACGTTAGAGGGTCGTAAACAGCAAGAAACTAAGAACGGCAATCTGATTAAAGCTGACTCTCTTATGAAAGAGAAGTTCGGTGAAAAAGCAGAACTAGTGTTTAAGCAAAAAGCTTCTACACCTGACAAAGCCCGTATCCTTATGGAACTAGCTGCTAATGATCCATTAGAGTTTGTGTCATTGTTTGCAGGTACTCAACTGCCATCAAACAACTTTGATACAGGTTCTATGAATACAACTTCCGTAGCTTCGAATGGCGGTGATCGTACTAAAGTTGAGGGAACAAAAGAGTGGGCTGCTAAAGTTCGCAAAGATGATCCTAATACCTATTGGTCACAAGAATTTCAATATAAGCTACAACAAACTGTTTCTAAAAACCCGACCCTATATTTTGGTCAATAAGGAGAATTTAAATGGCTGGTGTTGATTACGCAAAGGTTAATGAAAACCTCGTTCGTGCAGAACTTTGGTCTGCCGAATTAAAAGATGTGTTGCAAGAGCAATTGATGGGTACACGCTACGTGCGTATGCTCAACGGTTTCCCTGATGGCAACCAATTTACTATTCCGTCTGTTGGCGAATTGCCAATGCGTGAAACTGCTGAACTGACCCCCGTTGTGTATGACGCAATGGACACAGGTGAGTTCAACTTCACAATTGATCGTTATGTTGAATCTGCTACCTATATCACTGATAAAGCTAAGCAAGACAGCTACTACGCTCAACAACTCATTGGTATGTTCCCTACCAAGATGCGTCGTGCTTTGGATGAGAACTTGGAGACTTCTGTTTTCTCTCTCGCCAATACACAAACTGCTAACAACCTGAATACCATTAACGGTGCTGCTCACCGCTTTGTGGCTTCTGGTACTAGTAACACTACTTTGTCTTTGGATGACTTTGCTAAGGCTAAGTTTGCTTTGGATAAAGCACAAGCTGGTGGTAGCCGTGTTGCCATTATCGACCCATCACAAGAGTATGTGTTCAACCAATTGGTTGGTGCACAAGCTTTCATTAACAACCCACAGTTCGGTGGTATTGTTAACGGTGGTTTCGTGAATGAAGTAACTGGTATGCGCTTCGTTAAAAACATCTTCGGCTTTGACGTTTATGTTTCTAACTTCTTGGCTACACCTACTGACACTGCTATTAATAGCGTGAACGTTCCTGCTTCACCTGTGACTAACGTGTTCATGTCTGTTGGTGGTGACTTGACTCCTTTCGTTGGTGCTTATCGTCAGATGCCTCGTGTTGAATACGAGCGTAACAAAGATTTGCGTCGTGATGAGTATGTGATGAACGCACGTTTTGGCCTCAAGCTTTATCGCCCTGAGTGCTTAGTGTCTGTTATCTCTAAGTCAACAATCTAAACTAATTAACACTAGGGGAATTATCTCCTAGTGTTTTTTAACTAACACATAAAGGAATTTAAAATGACTCGTCAATCTACTTGGACTAACGCTGACGGCTTGGTTGTTGGCTTTGGCCCTAACTACGCAGAGCGTAATGTTGCTGGTGTATATGAAACTGATGGTGCTGTTAAAGAAGCCCATCTTGCAATTACATACCAATCTTCTGGTGCTACTATTGACATCCCTGCTGGCGCTGTTGTGCTGGACGTAGTGATGAAAGTTGGCACTGCATGGGCTGGTGGTACTGATGTACAATTTGGTGACGGCACTGATCCTGATGGCTGGATTTCAGCTACTCAAGGTGCTGTAGCTAACTTGACTGCAGGTGCTACCATTCGTGCTGCTGGTGCTTATGCTATCGGTGATGCAGCTAGCAACCGTGGCTTGGGTAAAGTGTATGCTGCTGACACATTGGATGTTGCATTCACAGGTACTTTCACTGCAGGTACTGCTACTATCGTAGTTCGCTACCTTTAATGTAGTTTAACGGGGATGCCCTCACAAGGGGCTTCTCCGTTTCCTTTTGGAGAAATAAATTGGCAAATATTCAACATTCAGCATTGACTGATCCTAATTTACATGAACCGAAAGGGGCATCTACTGCAGCCAGTGGTAAAGTATATGTAGCTAACGGTAGTGGTAGTGGAGCATGGCAATACATTGCTGGTCATGCTTACGGTGATTTGTACATCACTGCGAACACTACAACACAAACATTATCTGCTTCTAGTGCATTATCTAAACTAAATCCTACGGGTGCATGGACTGCTAATGGTTATCAAAACATTACTCCATCTGCAGCCAATGGTCAATTTACAGTTACACAAGCTGGTATCTATCAACTTGATTTCTGGATTGTATTTGAAACTGCTGCCATTGCTAGCGGTGCAGCATACAACTTTCATTACGCTGTAAATGGTACTGCATCTACACGTAAAGCATATGTTAAAAAGACAAGTAACGGTGTAGATACGTTACACATTGCTTCTAATGGTTATGTTACATTAGCAGCTAACGACATTCTTACCATTCAAGTGGGTGGTGATGGTACTTCCTCATCTACCGCAATCACTGCTAAAGAAGCTGGTTTTAGTTGCTTACTCATTGATCCTAGTTAAGGATAGTATATGGCTAAACTTACTCTACTAGATATGACGCAGAACATTCTTTCTGCACTAGACTCAGACCCTGTAGATTCTATTGATGAAACTGTAGAAGCTGTACAGGTAGCTGAACTTATTAAAGAAGCCTACTTTGAACTCATTAGCCAGCGTGACTGGCCTTTTCTATTTCAACTTGCACCTTTACAAGCATTAGGTGATGTTAACAATCCAACTAAGATGAAGATTCCAGATACATGGAATAAAGTTAAGTGGATTAAATATAATAAAAAAGAAGTGCAATGGGTTGACCCACAAACATTCAGTGACATTATTAGTAATCGTGTAGCACAAGCTGGTGTTATTAATAGCAGTGGATATGTCATTAATCAAGACCCACAATATTGGACTAGTTATGATGACCAATATCTTATCTTTGATGGCTACGACATTTCTGCAGACACTACATTGCAAGCTAGTAAGAGTAGCGCATACGGTACACAGCAAGCTACTTGGACACACTCAGATAGTTTCATTCCTTCAATCCCAGAGAAGTTCTTTCCAACACTATTAGCAGAAGCTAAAAGTCAAGCATTCGTAAACTTGAAACAACAAGCTAATGCACGTGAAGAACGTAAGGCTACACGAGGCCGTATGGCAATGCGTAACGATAGCTGGAAGAATGAACAAGGTGAAATTAAATATAATACACGAGTTAATTACG